ATCTGCCATTGTCAAAATTTGCATTCTTTCCTCTTCAGGTATAGGAGTAAATCCTCCTCCCATATCAATAGGTTCAGGTATTGGATCTACAATAGAGGTATCTATTTGTTCAGGGGGTGGACCTCCTGTTGATTGAGGTAGCTTATCTTTTTCATCTGTTGGAGTCATACCTCCTCCTACAGGTGCGTAACCTCCTAATCCTAATCTTTTCTTTTCTTCTTCACTAAGCCCTGCTGGAGGTTTTATAATAATACCACCTGGAGTATAGATTACATCCTCTTCAACCGGCTCTGATTTATTTATAATTGAAGGAGCGGCTGCAAAAGCACCCATAGCTAATAGAGGTAATAATTGTCTTACATCACCAATAGGTGCACTACCCAAACCCATATCCGGTGATTTGAAAGGAGCCATAATATCAAGTGAATTAGGATCATCTAATGTGCTTGCCCCTGCTTGAAACTTCTTAGGTTTACCACCGTCTGCTTTTTTGTCAGGTAATTTAATAAGCTCTAGTCCAGGATAAAGTATTTTAATCCTTTCCTTATATTCAGATTCAGTAATATCTCCAGCTTGATACTGTCGATCGGCAATATCTTTGCCCATCTTTAGAATTAAATTAGAGAAATCTACTGGTTGCCCTATTCGATCATCACTCATCTAACTAAGTCTTGCTTTTCTAAAGCCTCTTTTAGCTGCGCCAGTTCCACGGACACCGGTTCGCGCACCGTCTTTCGCTTTCTTAATTTTACTAATAGCAGTTCTTACGCCACCTTTAGCAGTAACCTTTTGTTTAGCTGCTTGTTTCATTGGCTCAGTTTTATTGCCATCTTTATCAAGATCTAAGAAATCTGGTTTAGAACCTTCTTTAAATTTTTGTTTACCGCCGTCTTTGTTACCAAATTTTTTATTGGCAGCATCAACGTCCTTTTGTTCATCATCAGTAAGTTTTCTAAATTTATAATCTCCATTCTCAATTATAAAATCTCCTTTTTCTACTCTGCGTTGAAAAAAAGTTCTTAAACTTTCTTCCTTTTTTTCAGGATTTGGAGCATTATCAATTCGTTCCTTATTATCCCGGATATATTTATCTTCTGCTTTACTCATGTTTTCTCCTAATAATATTCTCGCATCTGTAAAACACTTGGCTCATCCTCGTAATCCTCTGGATGCGATATAAAGTTTCCTTGTCTGAATCTTAACAAAGCTTGAGTGGTGGAGTCAACATAATCGTCGTGTTCACCAAAAGGAAAAGCAGCACATTCCTCAATAACCTCTTGCGCCCATCTCTCATCAGGATACCAGATCTGTCCAGCCTCGAAAAGAGGTGCTACGGCGTTTACCCTTGAATGTTTATCATTTCCTTTGCTCGGTGTAAAGTTAACAACTGGAATTCCTGATTGTCGTAATTCATACGTTAATGGTAATCCTGAAGCTTTCGCCTCCACTATGATGCTTTCCGGTTCCCAGTATTTATATTGCTCATGTGCTATACGTTTCAACTCTGGAAACTCCCATCTACCTCTTTTCGCATCTAGCAGGATGCACGCCGGCGCTTTCATTTCATCACGGTAAAAGACTCCCCATGTAGTAATCGCGGAGTAGTCTGCTGTTTCTTTTTTAGAGTATGCTGTATCGTAGCTTTGAATTACATGACGGAGGGGAGGGGGATCGGGGTACTCGTACAACTTCCACCAGTCACGTTTTATAATGGAACCTTCTTCTGATACGGGTTGCTGTTGCCACTGTGCTTGCCATTTCTGCTCGGACAACGAAGCGCGGACCGATAACAGTTCGTCCGCTTTCCAATATTCAGGCCACATAGGATTCTGTGTTTCAGGAAAGATAGCAGGGAATTCTATAATATCCCATTGATCCGCTTTTACTTCTTTTTGTGCATTGACTAATTTACCTGTAAGATCTTTAACTGACCACCGTGTCATAACCACGACTATCGCTCCGCCAGGTTGTAAACGCTGACGAGGGCCCGAGGTATACCATTCATACGCGTTGTCCATGGCCGTTTGACTTAGTGCATCTTGCTCCGAGTGAGGATCATCAATAATAAGCAAATCAGCACCACGACCAGTAATGGCACCCCCAACACCAGCAGCAAAGTATTCACCACCCATGTTGGTTTCCCAACGGCCCGCGGCCTTCGAGTCTTGAGATAGTGATATGTTTTTAAAGACATTTTTATATTCCTCCTGGTCCATTAAGTTACGTACCTTTCTACCAAATCTGTATGATAGTTCTGCAGTGTGTGTCGTTTGTATAATTTTTAATTTAGGGTTGTGGCCCATCATCCATGCAGGAAACAAATAAGATGCAAATTCTGACTTGGTGTGTCTTGGTGGCATGTTAACGATTAAACGTTTCAGCTTACCGTCTTTGATCATATTAAATTTTTCTGCTATCTTTCTATGATGATATCCACCAATAAACTCTGGCCATACAGCTCTTACAAAAGATAGGTAGTCATCTCTTGAGTGTTCGGCTGTATCTATTTCTGCTTTACGTAATTCTAATTTTTTAATTAGATCTGCAGCTTCATCACTAGTAACTTGATCTAAATCCATGTTATTTTACAAATTCTTCGCAAAAGATACCACATTCAATGTGATAATTCTTAAGATCTTTACCTTTTGCATTAACAGGCAAATCTTTTAAAAACATTCTTTTACCATTAACTCTAACTAATTTTGTGCCAATCCTATAAGATTGTTCCGCTCTGTCATCAAAAACTTTTGGAAATTCTTTTCTAACGAGATTCCAGTATGTAGGTGACGTTGCTTTTACACAGCCAATACAATTCGCATTTGGAAAACCATGTTTATAAATCTGAGGTAGCTTCAAACCTTTATTAAGCAGCATATCAAAACAATCTTGTTTAGTAATTTTTTCTTCTATTAAAACAGGCAAAAGATTATTTCTCTCTGTTAGCATAAATCTTTCAGCTCTTTTTTGTTCATCGTAGGTAAAACCTAATACTAAATAATCAGAATTATTATTTTTCTCCCATTCTTGTCTTGCATTCTTTTTTAAAAATTTTGTACAGGGTGCTCCCATAGGGCCAGACATAAATTTTTTCCAATCCCATACCTCTTTGCAAGAAGCATTAGGAAATTTAGAAT